GAGGCAGGCGGCGCCGTCCAGCTCCATCTCACCATCTCCGGCTCGGGACTGCTCCACCTGGTCTCCACCGTCGAGGGCGAGCTACCAGAGGGCGGGACGCTCGACGCCCGCGTCTCGATCGCCGATACCACCGGAGGAGGCCCATGGACCCACACCGTCGAGAGCGCCCACACGACCGGCGCCGGACTCCAACGGGCCGGCGCTCAGATCTGGATCCCCGTCCAGTCCGGCCATCACTACCTGATCCAGACCTCCGGCTACGCCCGGCTCGAGGACGGCTCGGTGGACCACGCCGCCGCCTACCAGTCGGGCCAGCTCTACGAGGTCCCAGAGCCGTCCGGCTGGCTCGCTCTCATCTCAGGGCTCGGCCTGCTCGGCCTGCTCGGATGGCGCTCTGGCACTCGAGGCCGATCGCTCGCCCTGGTGCCACTGGCGCTCATCGCGTTACTCACCCTGCCCTTCGGCTGCGTGCCGCCGCCTCCGAGCGAGACGGTCTACGAGAGCGAATACGACCCTGACGCCGAGCCCTACGTCGGCGAGGGGCTGGAGTTCAGCGCCTGGGCATACCCGGGCAACTTGAACCCTCTAAATGTCGACGAAGCGAACCCCAACCGCCTGCCGGTGACGGTCACGCTCGGCCTAGTCGAGGCCAGCTACCGGATCGACGGGATGCCGACCTGCTACCAGGCTCGGACACACAACGTCCACGGCGATGAGATCGCCCTGGTCGAGTATCTGCCGGACGGGAACGGCTTCGAGCTTGACTACGACGAGGAGACGCCACCGCTTACCGAGGCCGAGAAGTGGATCATCAAGCACTACTCGTTTCATGGCGTGGTGATCGACGTGCCAGGCGATCCGGTCGACGTTCTTTGGGCATGGCACGAGCGCAAAGGTGCGGTCCCATCCGACTGTCGGATCAATGCGAGTCATCCGCGCTGGTACACGATCGTCGGCTACAGCGGACCCCAGTAATGGCTGAGTTATCAGGAAGATGACCATGGACGACGAGCGACCGATCGCGCCCTGGCACCGGGACGCGGGCGACTGGTCCATCGGCCTCGCCAGGCGGCGCGACATCGCCAGGCGGTGGCAACGGATCCGGGTGGCCTGCTGGATCCTCCTCGGGATCCTCGCGGCCATCGGCCCACTGCTCGGCCTGGGTCTGCTGGTGAAGGCGGCCCTGCGATGAGGCTCGACCGAGGTCTACCTGGTGGCCTGCTGGCCATCCTGATCGTCCTGCTGGTGCTCGCCACCTGGTGCGATCCGGCCTCGAGATGCTACCGCGGAGAGCGCCCAGCGGCGCCGATCATGGAGGCCCCCAGTGGCGGCTGATAAGAGACTGAAGGGGAAGATCTGCGAGGGCTGCGGGGCGCAGATGGTGATGATCCAGAGCCAGAGGACCAGCTCGACGATCCCCGCCCAGAGGGTCAGGACGGTCTACGTCCTGGTGGAGCAGCTGATCGGCGAGCCTCAACTCCAGCCGGTCGAGCTACCGGCCGGCGACCTCTACATCTCCCACTTCGAGACCTGCCCCCAGGCCAACGACTTCTCCAGGCGAGGCGGTCCCTGATGGCCGCCCGATCCGACCACGCCGCCGCCGCCGCCATGGGGAAGCGGATCCGGGAGATCAGGCGCGCGCGCCACTGGACCCAGGCATATCTCGCGTCCCGCGTCCCATGCTCCGCAGGCTCCGTCTGCTACTACGAAAACGGCCGCTATACCCCACGACGGCGCCGGCTCTTCCGCCTCGCCACCCTGCTCGACTGCTCCGTCGAGTGGCTCGAGGGGAAGCCTGGGGCCGAGGATCCGATCCCACTCTCGGAGGACTCCTCGGCGCTCCGCCTCGCCGCCGCCGCCCACGCCGCCGCGATCCGCGAGCGCCTCCACTGCCTCCGGTACGTCTATCGGATGGGAGGCGTCGGTGGCACCGGCGAGGTCCGTGCCCACCAGTGCAGGCTATGGGCCTATCACGCCGAGGGCTGCAACGACTATCTCGAGCCGGAAGATCCGGACTCGAGCCACCCACCGAAGGAGAACCGAAGCCCATGAAGGTCGTTCAAATCATCACCCTCGACGTCCAGCCTGGAGGAATGCAGGACCGGCTGATCGAGAAGGCCCAGGCCCACATGGCCATCACCGAGGAGGTCGCCGATCGCGTCGCCTCGGCCGCCGCCGACCGCCTCCAATTCTGCACCTTTGACACCGACACCCACGGATTCCACTGGCACGACATCCAGACCGACGAAGGCCGCTATCGGATCCGCTACGTCGGCCTCGAGGCGAAGCGCCTCACCACGCTCTTCGACGAGGTCACCAGCCTCCGGGAGGAGAAGGTGAAGCTCCAGGACGAGCTGAACCGGCTCCGCCGCCTATATGGGGGGGCGGGGAATTGAGAGGCGAGCGACCGAGCCCCAGCGCGCGACTGGTCTCCTGGCTCGCCGGGATGTCCGACGCCGTCGGCAAGAAGCACCGCGAGAAGGCGGCCGGCATCAAGGCAAGGCGGCGCAGCGCGCGAGGTGCCAGGCCGGCCGATCCGGAGAGGATCCGCCACCGAGAGCGCGGGGATAAGAATCTCGACTCCCCGCTCCCGCCCGAGTTGCAGACCGCCGAGGCCCGCAACTGGAGGCGGAGCAAGGTGGGCCGCGCCCACGCTCGAGCGCGCCGGCGCTCCCAGCCGGTCAAGCGGAGCGGCGCTCTCATCCAGGCCGAGCTGGCCAAAGTCCGAGAGGCCCGAGGCGCGCGTCGCCTCAAGGCGCGCGCCGAGCGCCTCATCCTGACCGGCCAGAAGATGCTGGCGATCGAGGAGCAGCTGATCGAGCACCTCATGGAGAACGCCCAGGCGACCGCGGATCATGGCGTCTCGGCCCAGGAGGTCCTCGACAACTTCCGCGGCACGATTTCGACGATCCCGACCTTCCCCTCCGTCCCCACCGAGGAGGGCGACGGGAGCTACCTGATCCTCGACGACCCCCACAACGTCAAGGCGGTCGACACCGAGCAGACGAGGGAGGAGGTCCTCCGCTGGTATCGGGAGAAGTTCCCAGGAGCGGGCGACGGGATCGTGGTCATCACCGACCCGAAGGCGATCCCCAGGCCCGAGCCACCGGGGATCGAGGACGCCATCGCCTCCCTCCGCCGGATTCGGGATAGGGTCACGTCGAGCCAGGCGGCGAGGGAGAGGCGGGGCGATCTCTGCCAGCGCCACGACATGGGCGAGCAGCTCGCAGACTGCACCTGCGACCAGGAGGACGAGACCGATGGCTGATATCACCAGGCGCCGCTTCGGTGCCCTCCTCGCCGGTGGGCTCGGGCTGACCACCATCCGGCTCCAGCTCCCACCGCCGACCCCGACCCCCAGGCCGACCGACTGGTCCGATCCAGAATCCGATCCGATCGACCTGATCCGCGACGCGGCCGAGAAGCTCAGAGGCGCCGAGGTGGCGCTCTACACCGGCGACGAGGTTACCATCTGGGAGGTGACCGGCGACGGATACGCCCGAGTCCCGTGGGCCATGGGCGGGAGCGTCGACTTCCCCGAGGCCGCCGCCAACTGGGGGACGATCGTGACCTCCGGGATCCACTACCCCGACGGCGAATTCCGGCTCTCATGGTTTCACGTCCCCCAGACGGTCGCCAAGGGCGACCGCGTCCGGCTGGCCTTCTCATGAGCGTCGAGGCCCTCGTCGACGAGATCATGGAGAGGATCGAGGACGCCATCGCCTTCCTCAAGGGCGGCCCCTGCCCCGAGTGCCACCTCGGTCCCGCCCAGCGGATCGGCGAGAGCGTCCTGATGGACATGGACCGCCGCCCGCTCGTCCAGTATTGCGAATTCTGTTGCAGCGTCCCAGCCGGCTCACCCACCGAGGCCGACCGATGATCCCCGTCGACCAGGACCGCTTCGGCGATGGAGAGGGGAACTGCTGGGCGGCCTGCATGGCCTCGATCCTCGAGCGGCCCCTCTCCGACCTCCACGCCTTCCATGAGGCATATCTGGTCCACACCGTGGCTCTCACGAAGAGCCTCAACGTCGCCCCAGAGATCCGGACCGCCCACCACGTCCAGCTGGCCAGGGCGACCGGCCACGCCGTGATATGGCTCCACCTCTCGCTCGATCCGCTGGTCCCTCGAGGCTATGCGATCGCCAGTGGCCCAGGTCATCGAGGCTGCGACCACGCCGTCGTCGCCCTGGATGGCGTCGTGGTCCATGACCCCCACCCGTCGCGAGACGGCCTCGAGTCCATCAGCTACTTCGAGATCCTGATCCCGATCATCTGGCCGGCCGACCACATCCGCCTGGCTGCAATGGAGGGCCCTCATGCCCCAACGTGACGACATCACGCGCGCCGACCAGACCGTCCAGGCGGACTTCGCCCCCGACTACGACATCCCCCCCTCGCTCCGGCCGGACGTCGAGGCGGCGCTCCGGGCCGCGCTCGAGGAGTCCCTGGACGACGGCCTGGGGCAGAGGAGCCACAAGGCCCGCCAGATGGTGATCCAGAATTCGCTCGCCCAGGGCGCGGCCGGGACCTCCCGGAGGACGATGATCCGCGCGATCGAGCTGATCCTCGACCAGGTGGCCGCCGCCTTCCCCGTCCCACCCCCACCGGAGGGCCTCACCTGCTCGACGTGCGGCGATCTCCCGCTCCTGGGGAGCCGGACGGTCGACGGCGATCAGCTGCGCTGGAAGTGTCGCAACGGCCACGAGTGGGAGACCACGCCCCTCCAGCCAGCCCCTCAGCCTGGGGCGCCGATGGAGATGAGCCGGGACGAGGCGATGGGGAAGGGCCTGGCCGAGGACCGGATCCGCGCGAAGTCCTGGATCTTCGAGGTCCAGTGGATCTTCGAGGGAACCTGCCCCGAGTGCCACGGCTACTCGGTCCCGACCGCCGAGGCGGAGAATCTCGAGGTGACCATGGCCGGCCACCTGAGGGAGTGCAACCTCGCCGCCAACGTCAGAGTCCTCGGCCTCGATCCCATGATGCAACCGGCCCACGCCGAGGAGTCGAGCTGATGGCCGTGAAGACGCTACGACGCGCCCTCAACCTCCTCGCCGACGACCTGGGGCCCAACGACCACGCCTCCTTCATCGGCTCTCGACTCCGTCTGATGCCCACCTCGCAGGTCGCGGCTGCGCTGAGCTGCATGACCGACGCCCAGCTCCACGACGCGCTTACCAAACTCGGATCGTGGGGGCGGCTGCCCAAGGTCGAGGAGCCGACCCCATGAGGCCCACCGACTTCCCCGAGGCCAACAATACCTTCACGATCGTCGGCGAGGGCTCCGAGAGCCACCTGAGAGTCGAGTACGACGGGACCCAGCTCCTCAGCTGCTGGACGATGACCTGGGGCGCTCGCCTCCGCGCGCTCCTCTACGGGAGGATCTGGGTCTGCATTCAGGGCCAGGACCATCCGCCGATCTGGCTGAGCTGCGAGCGCGACCCCCACGTCAACGACTACGAGAGGGTCCCGGAGTGACCGACCGCGAGCGCGTGACCTCCCACCTGGCGGGCGATCCGGTCACCGTCGAGGGCCGCTGGATCCGGCAGCGCTGCTCCTGGTGTGGCGTCGCCCTGATCGACGTGGATCTCGAGCTGATCCTCGTCGCCGAGACCACCGAGCCGGACGCCTATCCCACCTGGATCCCAGGCTTCTGGATCCGCGTCCTTCCAGGCCCTCCCATCTGCTCCCGCGTCGTCGACGACCTGGCCGGCAAGCTCCCCGTCGACGCTTGCGTGAGGGACGTCGCGCCGATCGTCCTCGAGGCCGCCCCTCCCCCCGGCCCACCACCCTCCCCTGGGCCGCTCTTCGACGAGCACCAGGAGGACCCCGACGAGTGCCCCACCTGCGAGGTCGGGATCGGTTTCGAGCACCTCCCGAGCTGCACCAACGGCGGCTTCTGGCGCGAGGACGGCTGACGTGAGCGACGCGACGGCGGTTAAAACCGCGCTGGATGCGATGCTCGAGATCCAGAGCCTGATGCGCGAGGCCGTGGAGGAGACGCGGAGAGAGCAGACGGCGCTGGCCGAGGCGATCGTGAAACTACGCGCGCGCGTCGCCACCCTCGAGGGCGACTGATGGACGGAAACAACGTAGGCCCGCATGATTACGTGGAAGGCCGACCCCGATGGGCGTTCTGGCGGCGAGCATTCTGCAAGTGCTGCTACCACACATCGCTCGGTCATCCGACACAGGCATGGCGACGAGCTAGACCCATCGGCGACACACGGACAGCAAGGCAGGTCATGAAGCAGGAACGTCTCGCCGCCCAGGAGGCCGAGTGATGGACCCCGAGGCGTCGACCGGATCGTGGAGGCCATCGGCGGAGTCAGGCGGGGCCTGGTGATCCTGATCGTCTGGGTCGGCATCCTCGCCGCGGTGGTGATCGCAACGCGCCGCTAGTGGACGCGAGTCCGCCCCTGGGCCATGGTGGCCCCCATGACCACGCCGCCACCGGCCCACGCCAAGGCCACCATCCCCACTGGATCGACCATGGGCCGAGGTGCTCGAGCCGGTAGACTGGCCGAGAGCCCTCAAGAGCAGGGCCGATCGTAGGGGATTCCCATGGCCGCCAAAAAGACCACCAGCCGGAAGACCACCAACCGCAAACGCGCAGCCAGGAAGAAGGCGAAGGCCCGCAGCAAGGCGGCGCCCAAGGCGGCCAGGCCGGCCAACGAGGTGGACCACCGGACCGGAGAGCCCTACTCGGAGGCGTTCCTGGCCGCCCGCTTCCAGCCGGGTGAGTCCGGCAACCCAGGCGGCCGGAAGAGAGGCCGGAGGTCGATCAAGGCCCTGATCGAAGACGTCCTCGACGAGGAGGTCAAGGCGGCCGGTGGGACGATCATGCAGGGCCGGGAGGCTCTGGCTCGCGCGATCGTGAAGGGCGCCCTGAAGCTCCGCCCCAACGCCCAGATGCTCGAGATCCTCGTCTCGAGGGAGTACCCCAAGCCCAACATCCACGATATCCGCCTGGGCGAGGGAGCGAATAAGGCCGTCCGGGAGGCGGTGGGGAAGCTCGACGCCAAGGGCGTGAAGGCGCTCGAGGTCGCCCTCGGGCAACTCGGCGCCGTCTCCGCCTTGGACGCCGCGCCGCCAGGTGATGGCGAACCGATCCACTGATGGCCGCCGCGACGGAGTGGCTCGTCGAGGCGATCCGCAACGACCCCCAGTCCTTCCAGGATGAGCTGGACCGCGTCAAGGCCAACGGCTCGCTCTCCGACTATGCGTCTCTGGTGTGGTCGGTCCTCGAGCCGAAACGCCAACTCGTCAGGGGCCGCTCCTGGGATGCGATCTGCGAGCACCTCGAGGCCATCGGCCGAGGCGAGATCCGGCGCCTGGTCATCAATGTCCCCCCTGGCTTCTCCAAGTCATTGCTCACCAACGTCTTCTTCCCCACCTACCGCTGGGGTCCATGTGATCGCCCCGACGAGCGCTTCATCGGCTTCTCCTACGCTCGCGAGCTGAGCCTCCGGGACAACCGGAAGGCGAAGATCCTCATCCAGTCGGAGCTGTATCAACGCAACTGGGGGGATCGGGTCCAACTCCTCACCGAGGCGACGGGACGCTTCGACACCTCCGCCCACGGCTTCAAATTCGCCTCGGCGATCTCCTCGATCGGCATGGGCGAGCGCGGCGACTATCTGCTGGTCGATGATCCCAACAACGTCAAGACGGTCGAGAGCGACACGGTTCGAGACGAGGCGCTCTTCTGGTTTGCAGAGGTCCTGACCACCAGGCTCAACGACCCAGAGAAGAGCGCGATCGTGGTGATCCAGCAGCGCACCCACGCCAAGGACGTCACGGGGCTCATCCTCTCCGAAGAGCTGAATTACGAATGGCTCTGTTTGCCCATGGAGCACGAGGTCGGCCGCCGGTGCTTCACCCCAGTCCGGCGCCGTGGCGTCAAGCCCAGGCGCGTCCGGCGCGTCAAGGTCGAAGGCGAGGCGATCCCCCAGTGGCTCGACGCCGCCAAGGAGATCCCGCCCGGCGTCCTGAAGATCGGGAAGGTCAGGACGCTCACCAGTCAGGACTGGCGCAAACGAGAGGGCGAGCTGCTCGACCCCGTCCGGTACACCCGGCACCACCTCGAGGACGATCTCAAGCCTGGGCTCCGCTCCGCCGGCGGCACCTACGCCGAGAGCGGCCAGCTCCAGCAGAGACCGACGCCGCGAGGCGGTGGGATGTTTCAGCGCGAGGACTTCACGATCATCGACCTCCACGAGCTGCCCACCACCTACCGCGCCGCTCGAGGCTATGACCTGGCCGCCACCGAGGAGAACACCTCGCCCTGGTCGGCTGGGGTCAAGATCTGCATCGACGAGCCCAGGGTGATCATCCTCGACGCTCAGCGGATGAGGGGGACGCCTGGCAAGGTCGAGACCTGGATGGTCCAGATCGCGGAGCAGGACGGGACGGACGTCGTCATCGACTTCCCCCAGGACCCAGGCCAGGCGGGGAAGAGCCAGAAGGCATATCTGGGCGGGAAGTTTCAGGGCTACACCGTCCGCTCCACACCGGAGCAGGGGAGCAAGCCCAGCCGCGCGGTCCCTCTCGCGGCCCAGTCGGAGCTGGGCAACCTGTACCTCCTGAGGGGCTCGTGGAATGACATGGTCATCGCCGAGGCGATCCAGTTTCCGCGCGGCGACTTCCTGGACCTTATCGACGCGGCCGTGAGGGCCTATGCTCGCGCGATCAAGCTGGGCGCGCCGGTGACCGTTCCGGAGGCGCCCAAGACCATCGGGGGGTGAGTCGTGGCCACCACATCGTTCTTCTCCGGACTCACCGACCGCTTCCGACGCCGCGTCCCGCCTGGTGAGACGGCCGGCGCCTCCGGGACCGTCATCCTCGCAGGCTACATCCAGACGCGGGAGAAGAACCCGGCGGTGGCGAGCCTGGGTGCCCGTTACCGGACCTACTCGGACCTCCTGGCCAATACCGACATCGTGGGCGCCAGCGTCCGCTACTACCTCAACCTGGGCGCGAAGGCATCCTGGGCGGTGATCGCCGCCGACGACTCACCCCAGGCCGAGGAGGTCCGCGAATTCGTCGAGAACGTGATGACCGACATGGAGACGCCGTGGCACCGCGTCGTCCGGCGCGCTCTGATGTACCGCTACTGGGGCTTTTCGGTCCAGGAGTGGACGGCCAAAAAGCGCCCCGACGGCCGGATCGGGATGGCCGACATCGCTCCCAGGCCCCAACACACCATCGAGCGGTGGGACGTCGACGAGACTGGCCGCGTGGAGGGGATCGTCCAACGCGCCCCTCAGACCGGCCGGGGTCTCTACCTCCCCAGGTCCAAGGTGGTCTACATCGTCGACGACTCGCTCTCGGACTCGCCCGAGGGCTTCGGCATATTCCGCCACATGGTGGAGACGTCCTCGAGGCTGAAGCGCTACCAGCAGCTCGAGGCATTCGGCTTCGAGACCGATCTCCGCGGCATCCCCAAGGCGCGCGCCCCCTATTCGGTCCTCTCGGGCATGGTCTCGAAGTCGACCATCGACGAGTCCCAGCGGACCGCCATCCTGAAACCGCTCGAGGACTTCATCACCAACCACATCAAGAGCCCCGAGCTGGGGATCCTGCTGGACTCGTCGACCTATCGGAACGACGACGAGGGCTCGAGCGTCTCCTCCGTCCCGCTCTGGGACGTCGAGCTGATGACCGGCGGCAACACCTCGGCGGTGGCCGTCGCCGCCGCGATCGAGCGACTCCAGCGCGAGCTGGCCAGGCTCAGCGGGACGGAGGGCCTCCTGCTCGGTGGTGATAAGGTGGGGAGCCAGGCGCTCTCGAAGGACAAGTCGGCCAACTTCGCCCTCGTCGTCGACTCCGCGCTGACCGATCTCAAGGACGCCTTCGAGTCGGACGTCGTCTCCACCATCCTGGCCCTCAACGGGATCGACCAGGAGCTGGCCCCATCGCTCCACCCCGAGCAGGTCCAATATCGCGACATCGAGCAGCTCTCCCAGTTCCTGGTCGACATGGCCACCGCCGGCGCGCCGCTCTCCCCCGACGATGACGTGGTCAACGTGATGAGGTCGCTCGCCGGCCTGCCCGACACGCCAGACACAGATCTTCTCGATCTCAACCTCCGTCCCGATCCCCCGCCCCCCGATCCCGACCCCGAGCCTCCTGAGCCCCCCGAGCCCCCCGAGCCCGATCTCGATCCCGAGCCCCCCGATCCCACATAGGAGAGCGACCACATGGCATTCTCAGACTACCTCGAGGACCTGGTCCTCGAGCACGTCCTCAACGGCGTCGACCTCCCGAGCTGGCCGTCCGTCTGGCTGGGCCTACTGACCGGCGACCCGCTCGACGACGGGACCGGCGTGGCGGCCAACGAGGTCTCGGTTGGAGGCTATGCGAGGACCCAGCTCACCGGCGCCTTCACCGTCGGGGGCACCGTCACCAGGGGATCCAATACCGCCGCGATCGACGCCGGGACGGCGAGCGGCGCAGCCTGGGGGACGATCTCCCACGTCGCCCTATTCGACGCCGCGACCCTGGGCAACCTCCTGATCCATGGAGCGCTCCAGACCGACCGGCAGATCGACGACGGGGACAAGTTTGAATTCATCGCCGACGCCCTGGGCCTCACCGTCTCATAGGAGGCCCAGGCCATGAGCGTCTTCACCCAGCACATCCAGCCCTTCTCGGTGGGCCGGCTCCGGTTGCTAGACATCCGCGACGTCACGCGCAAGGCCAGGGACCAGCTCGACGACGCCACGCCGGCCGGCTTCGAGCGGATCCTCCGCTCCATGGGGGTCACCGACTGGGACGACCTGAGGTCCTGCGATCGCCACGCCGACGATCGCGTCGTCCTCGAGCCGGCCTGGAAGGAGGCGAAGGCCGCCGACCCGGCGCTCACCATGGAGACCTTCCTCCTCACCTGGGAGCCCCCCGAGCCGGACGAGCACCAGGAGGACGTCCGCGAGCTACAGATCCGGCTGGCCATCGCGAGGCGCAACACCGACCCGCGCGAGTGGCTCGGGACCCTGGTGCTGATGAACATGAGGCGGATCCGCCCCAATCAATTCGGCTGCGCGTTCGCGCCCTTCTACACCGACGAGGCCGTCTCGGACTACAACGTCCACCGGATGGGGCGCGTCCTGGTCCGCTACCTGATGACCGAGCCCCTGATCCTCGAGGGTGGTAGGGCGATCACGATCGTCCGGATCCGCGGCATCAGGGGCCGGCCGGCCTACCGCCTCAGGACATCCCAGCCTCCGGTGGCCGCCCTGATGGCCGACGTCGCCGACGTCGCCGACCTCGAGACCGAGGTGATCGACGGCGAGGAGGTGCTGACCGTGATCAAGAGAAAATCCGCGGCCGTGGCCTCGGACGCCGGCACCGGCCGGAGGCGTAGTTGAGCCATGCCCGTCATCGACATCACCACGACGAGCGATATCTCGTCCTATCCCACCAACGGCTTCCCGCTCAACACCTTCACCCGTCTAGAGCAGGCCGAGCTAGAGCTGGGCGCTCCCGAGGACTCGGGCAAGGACTGGTTTGGCCGGCGCCAGCTCCTGCTCTCCTTCCTGCTCCCGATCCCCAGCGTGGCGGCGGAGCCCTGGAAGACCGTGACCGTCAACTCGGCCCTCCTGACCATGGTGGCCTCGAGGACCATCTCGGCCCTCGCGAGTGGGTCGAAGATCTATACCGGGCTCATGAATGGCGACGGGGGCTTCTTCCGTAACGGCTACATCCGGAGCGGCGTCCAGTACAACGATTTCCCCAATGTCCAATGGCAGCTGGAGGAGGTCGCCTCCTTCACGGCCGGGACCATCGCTGCCCCCGCCTCGATCGCCAACACCGGCATTCCCAATCCCGCCTTCGGCCCGGTGGTGGCGATGATCGGCGGCGGCGACACCACCACCACACCGGCCAGGCCCGACACCGCGAAGCTCGGGCTTTCGGTGCAGGGGACCGAGGACGGGATCGTCCAGCTCGGCTTCATCGCCGCATCCTCGGCGCTGCTGGGCAAATTCGAGGTGTACGTCCGGCTCGACAACAACACCGGAGCCGACTACTCGGGCCTTACACTCCATTGCTCGGTGGGCGAGGTGGCGGATCAGAATATCGAATTTGACGGGTGGGTGGGGACTCAGACCAGCTTTGGCACGATCGCCTCCATGGACCTGGGCGACGTCGGCACCTCGCCAGGCAACACCGAGATCTTCACCTTCACAGTTAACCCCAGCAACCGGACCACCACGGCCGGCGAGGCCTACAGGGTCAACCTCTGGATCCAGGGCGGCCCACTGGCCGACACGGACAACCTCCTCTTCGAGGGCCGAGCGTCCGACAACGCCAACGTCGAGGCGGTGGCCGATCACCGGATGAGGACGGGAGGCACCGAGAACGCCTCCGGCTACTTAGGCAACCCGGCCTATTGGCACTCGGCGGGGATGCCCTGGCTCGGCTCCAACGTGAAGAACGCGGCCCCCAATACGCCCTACAACTACCGGACCAGAATCTCGCTCGAGGCCTCGATTCCAGCGACCACGATCGACACCGACTACCTGATCGGCGACGCCACCTACAGCCCAGACGTCGAGCACACCAATTTTATGGACATGATCCGAGACTGGGTCGACGAGAGCTGGTATCTGGAGGGCGAGCACATCGCGCTAGGTCTCCAGGTCTTCGACATCGACACCGACTCGGCCGATCAGCTCCTCTACTTCCACTCGCTCGAGAACGTCTCGACCGAGAACGCGCCGACCCTGACGATCGACTACGACGTCACCGTCAACGCCTCGGCCGAGCTGGTGTCGTCTTCGAGCCTCGACGCCGCTGGGACGAGGGTGGCGCTCGGTGAGGCCGAGCTGGTCGGCTCCTCGGCCCTGGACGCCGATGCGCTCAGGACGGCCTTCGGCCTGCTCGAGATGATCGCGACCTCGAGCCTCGACGCCGCCGCGCTCAGGGTGGCGGTCGGTGCGGCCGAGCTGATCGCGACCTCGGCCCTCGACGCGGATCAGCGCCAGGCGCTAGTCGGCTTCGTCGTCCTGCTCTGCGACGGGACCATGGAGGTCGAGGTGGCCGCTGCGCTGATCGACGCCACCGTCGCCACCGTCGCCGAGGACGTCGCCCTGGGCGATGTGGTGGCCGACGTGGAGATCAGCGCGGCCGATGTGGCGGTGGCCGTCCCGGATGCGCTGATCGACGTGGAGATCAATCGCGACGCCCTGGCTGGCCTCGTCGTCCAACTCTCCGACCTGGCCATCGACGCCACCGTGGCCGTCGCGCTGATCGACGCCGCGCTGGCCGACACTGAGGCCGACGTCGTCCTGGGTGCAGTGGTGGCCGATGTCGCGATCGAGGACGTTGCGGCGGCGGTCGTCATCCCGGCCGCTATGATCGACGTCGAGCTGAATCGAGATCTGCTGGGCGGTCCAGCTGGAGGCGAGCCATGCCCGTCCTGAGCATCTGCCCCACCGAGCTGGACCTCTGCGTCACTCGCGGCGACTCCACGGCCTTCTCCTTCAATCTCCAGGACCAGGCGGGGACGGCCATCGACATCGCCGGCTTTACCTTCCTCCTCACCGTGGACCCCTCCGACGCGCCGGCCGACGACACCGGCAACCTGTTTCAGATCTCGGGGACGATCACCGACGGCCCAGGTGGCGTCGTCCAATTCGCCCCGACACCAGCCAACAACACCCCCCCAGGCGACTACTTCTTCGACGTCGAGTGGACCGCCACAGGGGCGATCCGGACCATCATCAAGGGCAAATACACCATCAAGCAGGACATCACCAAGCCATAGGAGGGACCGCAAAAATGGGCCTGAATTCACGAGAGTCCGACCGCTCCGGAGAGTGGATTCCCACCATCGTCGGCGTCGCCAACTTCACGAGCGCCACTCTCATCGGCGCGATCTACTCGGTGACTGGAAACGTGGTGAGCTGTGCGGTGAGCATCGCCCTGGTGAGTGACGCCGGCGTGGTCGAGTGGACGATATCGCTCCCGCCCGACTTCTCCCGGATCTTCGCCGGCGCCGGAAACGCCTCTGGCGTGATCGGCTCTGCGACCGTCGGCGTCGGCATCGTCGCGGCGACGCCCGACGCCGATACGGTCACCTGTATCACCGCCCAGGGCGCCGTCACCGAGGACAACGGGATCACCTTCTCCTACATCCTCGACTAGCAGGAGCCCAGGCCATGACGATCACGATCGGCTCGACCATCTACGAGGTCTATGGGAGCCGCGTCCTCGCCGACGCCTACTTCCAGGCCGCCTCGCATGGCGCACCCTGGACGGCGGCCGACGGCGGCGTCCGCAATAACGCCATGGTGACGGCCATGAGGGTCTTCGAGCGGACCGGCTGGCAGGGCTCGCCGACGGAGCCGACGGACAAGACCCAGCCGCAGCCGGCCAACACCCAGCCCCTCGTCTGGCCGCGCGCCGGCCTCTCGGATCGGGAGGGCCTCGCGCTCGATCCGGCCACGATCCCCGACGACATCCTCTGGGGCTCTTACGAGTACGCGCTCGAGCTGATCACGACGCCGACCGTCCAGACCGCCGCGCTGACCGGCTCGAACGTGAAGACCCAGAAGAGCAGCCAGCGCGTCGAGGGTGCCATCACCGTCTCGGAGGAGGTCGGCTTCTTCAAGCCCACGCTCGGCAAGCTGCCGCCCTTCCCGACCATCGTCCAGGACTACATCGGCCTTTGGCTGGGCTCGTCGGTCATCGGCTCCCAGATCTTCGTCTCGGGGACCGACGTCGAGAGCGCGTTCACCGATGAGAAGCTCGACTGGGGGTACGCTGACCGAGGGATCCCGTGAGCCTCGGCGCCGTCCCCCAGCTCGTCCTCATCCCCGACACCAGGCTCGACGATCTCTCGAGGGTCGCCGCCCTCATCGAGCGAGCCGAGCCCAGAGTGGCTCGGCGCTTCCTCCAGCTCATCGAGGGCACCACATCACTCCAGAGCCTCGAGACCGTGGCGGGGCTGCTCGAGGTGGGCAATATCCCGGCCGCCCTGGCCGAATTCGGGGGCGTCGCGGAGGGCCTGGCCACCAGTCTCGAGCTGGCCTACCGGACCAGCGGCCTGAACGCCGCCGAGGTGCTGCGCTCCCAGGTCGACACCGTCTTCGATTTTAACTCCCTCAACCGCCGCTCGGTCGCCGCCCTCGAGCGCGAGCGGCTCCGCCTGGTGGCCGAGTTCACCGCCGAGCAGCGCGTCGCCTCGCGGATCCTGCTGCGCGACGCCTTCGGGCGTGGCCTGGCCCCCATCGAGCAGGCGCGGATCCTGAAGGGCTCGATCGGCCTCACCGCGAAGCAGTCCCAGGGCGTGGTCAATTTCCGCCGGCTGCTCGAGGAGGGGAGCGAGAGATCGCTCCGGACGGTGCTCTCGAGGCAGAACCGCGACCGGCGCTTCGACCCCTCCATCCGCGGCGCCATCCGTGGCGATCGCGTCCTCTCGGCCACCCAGATCGACCGGATGGTGGAGCGCAACAGAGAGCGCGCCGTCCAGCTCCGGGCGCGCACGATCGCCAGGACCGAGACCGTGGCGGCCGTCCACGCCGGCGACGAGGAGCTATGGCGCCAGGCGATCGAGGACGGCGTCATCCAGGCCGACCAGGTCGTCTCGACCTGGCATATTGCATTCAAAAACGTCCGGCCCTCCCACGTCGCCATGAACAACCAGAAGCGCCCCTTTGGCGTCCCCTTCCTCTCGGGCGATGGCAACCAGCTCCGCTTCCCAGGCGATCCTCGAGGCCCCGCCTCGGACACCATCAATTGCCAGTGCGTGGTCGGCCGCGAGATCATCCGCGGCGACCTACCACCCAGGGCCTCGGTCGCCCAGCCGCTGGCCGCTGGCTGATCGCTCAGCCGGTAGGGGGTGCGCGCGCTTCCGAGTTGCGTATTCTCTGCGTGTACGCCGCCGAGGATCCGGGGGGGATCCGAGTCGATGGCAAAAGACGCCACCACCAAGCCCTTCTCCGTCACCTGTAAGCTCGAGAAGGTCGACACCGACCTGGGACTCGTCTTCGGCTGGGGGATCATCTGTGCCGAGAATGGCGCGCCCTACGTCGACACCCAGGGCCACCACATCGGCGAGGCGACCATGATGAAGGCCGCCATGGACTTCCAGGTCCACGCCGGCGCGGCCGTCGACGACATGCACGACGAGGTCCAGAGCGGCGTCAACGTCTTCTCCTTCCCCCTGACCGTGGACGTCCAGAAGGCATACGGGATCACCTGCGACCGCACCGGCTGGATGGTCGCCGTGGCACCTGGCCCCGAGCTGCTGGCCAAATTCGTCGACGGGACCTACACCGGCTTCTCGATCGGCGGCTTCATCGAGTCCGCTCGCGACATGGCGGCGGCCTGATGCCCGAGGAGCTGACGTCCATCCGGATCAATTGGCTCTCAGGCGTCGACCGGCCCGCCCAGAAGGGCGCACGCGCGCTGATGCTGAAGCGCCGAGCCCCCGAGCCGAAGGACGAGACCCTCTGGAAGGACGGGACGCCAGGCGTCCTGACCTCCGAGACCGAGGGCCATACGCACATCGTCTGGCTCCATGGCATGGTGGGCGAGACCACCATGCAGCGCAGCGAGGGCGACGAGGGGCACCACGACCACCCCTGGACCCTCAATGCCGACGGCTCTCTCACCATCGGAGCCAACGACGGACACGATCACACCGTGGGCCAGGAGGCCGTCATGGCCGCCCTGGTGGCCATGCAGAAGGCAGAGCACGATGACGACGACGACGCTGGAAGGCGCCGTCGCCGAACCCGAAAGGAGCACGACATGCCCAACGACACGACTCTCGCGAAGCTCGAGCAGCGACTGGCAGCCTCCGAGGCGCGAGCCCAGAAGGCCGAAGAGCGGGCGGAGTTGCAGCTGCTCCTGGCAGGGATGACCGACATCCACAAGCGCCATTTCGACACGCTCGACGAGGCCGCCAAGGCGACCTTCGCGAAGCGCGACACCAGCCAGCGCCAGGCCGACCTGGACGTGATCACCAAGGCGGCCGACGCCGCGGATCCGGTCCTCTACACCTGCGACGACGGGATCGAGATCCGGAAGTCGGACGGGAAGATCGTGGTGGCGCTCGCGAAGCGCGCCGATGAGGCCGATCGTCGAGCCGAGAAGGCGGAGGGCACCGTCCAGGAGTCGACGCTCCGAAAGCGGGCCGAGACCGATCTGGCCTCGTTGCCTGGGACGCTCGACGAGAAGGTCGCGATGCTCAAGGGCATCGACACGATCCCGGCCGGTGCAGCTCGCGACGCTGCGATGTCCGCGCTGCGCGCCGGAGACGCCGCGATCGCCAAGGCGTTCACGAGGACCGGCCACCAGGGCGATCTGCCGGAGGGCACGCCCCAGGGCGATCTCGACGTCCTGGCGAAGCGACACCAGGAGGCCAACCCGGACGAGACGCCGGCGATGGCCATGGAGAAGGTCCTCAGCACGCCGGAGGGGAAGCGCCTCTATGCCGCCAACCGGAGGGCCAACCCCGCCCAGGGGCCGCTCCAGTAAGCCCTGCACCACTGACTCGCCGCGCTTGCGCGGCCTGATGCTCGACGACGAAGGAGAGACACCATGGCCCGATACGAGGACGCGCGAACCATCAGCATGATCGCAGGAGAGGCGCTCACCATGGCCCGCTTCGTCAACGTCCAGACCGACGAGACGGTCGACATGGCGGACGTCGCCGGCGACATCCCGCTGGGCATCTGCGCCGAGACGGTCGTGGTCGGGGACGTGGCGCCCATCGCTTACAGCGGCGTCGGTTACATCGAGCTGGGGGCGACAGTCGCCGCTGGCGCGATGGTCTCGGCTGGGACCGATGGCGTCGGAGTGGCCGCGTCGGTCATCACCGATGAGCACATGGTCGGGCCTCTGCTCCAGGGCGGAGACGACGGTGACATCGTCGCGATCATGATCAACATCCGCTCCGTCGACGCGATCGTCTAGCTCCACCACCTGGTCGCGTCCCGCCAGCGCGGCCCATGACCACAACGCACCAAGGGGAGACAACACATGCCTTTCATCGAGCCCTCACGAGGCGACGTCCACGTCGACGGCCTCCTCAGCAACGTCTCCCTCGCGTTTCAGCAGCGCGCGGAGAATTTCGTGGCCAACCGCGTCTTCCCAGACGTGACGAGCGACAAAAGGTCGAATCTCTATCTGACATACGATCGCGGCGACTTCAATCGCGACGAGATGGAGGAGAGGGCACCGGGGACCGAGTCGGCTGGCTCGACCTACGGCGTGGCGAACGACAACTACTTCTGCCGCGTCCGGTCGCTCCATCGCGACATCCCCGACCAGATCAGGAGCAACGCCGACGATCCCTTCGATCTGGATCGCGAGGCCACGATCTTCGTGACCACCAAGGGCATGATCAACCGCGAGATCAACTGGGCCGCCGCCTACTTCACCGCGGGCGATCCAGGTGACACCTGGACGTTCGATGTGGATGGCGCGGCGAGTCGATCGTCCTCCTTCGACCCGACCGACGCCGCGGAGAACAACGTGGTCCGGTGGGATCTGTCGGCCTCCACGCCGATCGAGGACATCCGGCAGGGGAAGCGATTCGTCCTCGAGGAGACGGGCTACATGCCCAACACGCTGACCCTCGGTCGCGTCCCGTTCGACGTCCTGCTCGATCACGGGGACATCGTCAACCGGCTCGACTCCGGCCAGACGCCGGGAGGACCGGCTCGGGCGACACGCGAGTCTCTGGCCGCGCTCTTCGAGGTCGACGAGATCCTGGTGATGGACTCGGTGGTCAACACCGCGGCGAAGAACGCCGCCAACGTCCACTCCTTCATCGGGGCCAACAACGCCCTGCTGAGCTACAAGCCCCCGACCCCTGGCCTCATGACCCCGTCCGCCGGCTACACCTTCACCTGGAACGGATACCTCGGCGCCTCCGAGACCGGCTCCCGGATCAAGGTGATCCGCGCCGACCTGCTCGAGTCGGACCGCGTCGAGATCGACATGGCGTACGACCAGAAATTGGTCTCGGCCGACCTCGGCTACTTCTTCGGCGCAATCGCCATCAACGCCTAGCAGTAGCCTCATCGCGCGGGGAGCAGGGCCGCCGTGCCCTGCTCCCCTTCCCGCCCTCTCTGGGAGGATGTCATGGCGCGCAGCACCACCGACCCCCAGCCCCGCAAAATCATCCGCAAGCTCCGACACTGGAAGCAGCGCTTCGACCGCGACGCCGCCTTCGTCTGGCGTAAGGCGCTCCGGTGGACGGATGACGTCCGAGTCGTGCCAGGTGAGATCGTCTCCAAGGAGATCCTCGCCCAGATGGGCAACGCGAAGCTCCGGCGCTTCTGGGAGTCCGGCATGATCGAGCTGGCCGAGCTGGAGAACCGTGACGCCTGGCCGGAGGGGGAGGGAGAGAGTCCTCCGCCCGCCGCCGACGTAGGTGCTGGAGGGTCGTCGCCGTCCGGAGATGGCGACGGCTCTCCCGATTCACTCGAGGATCTGCCGGAGGGCGTCTCGATCAAGTCTGGGCGAGGCGGCTGGTACACCGTGACGGCCGGCGAGGCGAAGACGAAGGTCCAGGGCCAGGCGGCCCTCGAGGAGCTGATCGCGAAACTCCGCGCCGTCGACACCGAGGAGTAGCGTGGCCTTCGACTATGTCCCGATCAAGGCGGTCGCCGACACCCTCATCCCGTCCTTCGGCGTCCCCGTCGTCCTCTCGAGGGCGGCCAGAGCGGCCACCAAGTCCTGGGAGCAGGACCAGGGACCAGCGGCCTCGAGCGACGCTCAGTCGATCTCGGACGGCCTCTTCGGCGTCCAGATCACCAAGGGCGTCGAGACCCAGGCGAAGCAGAACCTGGCCGGCCGGGGATCCAATGTCGCCCAGGAGATCAACTCCGCGCGCTGGGTCCTGACGGCGCCCACCACGCTCCCCGAGGAGGTCGGCCCCGAGTGGAT